TCTCTTTCCATCAAATGCCTTCAGTTTGCTATTAACAGAATTAATCCTGTCTCTTACTAAAGCATGAGTATTCTTAGCTTTAACATTTAAACCAGCATTTTGCAATATGGTTAAGTCAGTTCTTCCACCAGCAGAAGTTTTACGTTGTCTTGATGCTGGGTCTGGGTAAACAACCATTTTAGTTTTTGGGTATCTGCTTAATAGTTCATCAATAAATTCGTCTGTATTTGAACTGTAAATAACTATCTCATCAAAGACATAAGCTATATCGTTTTTAACATGGAATAAACAAGCTGACATTGGGTCTATGTTAAAGTCTAAGCCAATATGAATAATAGCATCTTTATCATACTTACATTCTTGGACATTGTATTCTCTATCAAAGTTATAATAAACAACTCCTGAGTATGTTTCAAATGAAGCTAAATATTCTTGTCTAAAAGTACGTTCATCTAAATCTCTTTTTGCTTGTTCAATTTCTTCTGCATCAACTTGACCACCATCTAATGTAGTGTACTTAAATGACTTCCATTCAGGGTCATCTCCTAATCCCTTCTGGTAAATCTCATAAGACCAGTTACCAAATCCTCTAGGTGTTCCTATAAATAATACATTTCCTGTTACGTGTTTATCTGAGATTGTTGGTCGCAGAACTTCTGTCCATGCTTCAACTGGTATATCTGCATATTCATCTAGTAATAGAAAATCTAATCCTACTCCTCGCAAATTGTCTGGTGATTTATCTGCACCTTTTAAACTTATCTGGCTACCATTCCTAAGTATTAAAGTTAGTTCTGTTTCATTAGCATATTTAATCCATCTCTTTTCAGTAGTAAGTCTTTTGATTTGTTTCCACATAATCTCTTTAGACATTCTGTAAGTAGGTGCTACATAGAATATCTTTGAGTTAGGTTTTCTACTTGCAAATCTAAGTAGTTCATACATGGCTAAGTGTGTCTTGCCAAATCTTCTTCCTGTGATTAAAACTCTAAATCTCTTTGGACAAGTATATACGTCTAGTTGTGGTTTACTAAATGGCATTAATCATTCCTCTTTGAATTAACTTTGTAATAACTTCTTCTTCCAATTTAACATCATGGTTGTAACCTTTAGAAGTTCCAATATGACTTACTTCTTCCATTGTATATCTGTTTTTAGTTTTAAAGAAATCAAATGCTGTAATAGTTACTTTGCACTTACAATGATTCAATAACCAATAGATTGAAACAAAGCCAGTAGTTGGTCTGTAATAGTTGTATCTAATTGTCATTTGACTGTAATCGTATGTGTTCCATAACCAAGCTTTTTTCTTAACCCAATCAGGCATACGTTCTGCTCTCTTACCATCTTTTTCAAAGTTTAATCTTACAATACATCTAATGTCAGGAATTTCTTTAAGCTTGTTGTGTCCCTCGTAAACTAGATTGTTAATCCAAACATCACATGGTTTGTCTTGAACTCCAAGATTCATTCTAACTACTGAATTGAATTTACTATAATCAATAGTTCCTAATTTCTCACCATTACCTATGAGTAAAACATTCTTGCCTTTAAAGTATTCGTATGGGTTAAACATTATTTTGAAAATTCTATTGTGTAATTGTTATAAGGTTTTAATAGTTCTCGCCACCATTTAGCTGATTCAATAGTTGCGTGTGCATTATAACCATTTGGAAGTATTGCATTAGCTTTTCTACAACATACCGATAAGAATACCCACTTCTTAGAGTAATTAAATATCTCATCAATAATATGTTTAAGATTATCTACTGGGATATGTTCTAGTACGTCAGTTGAAATAACTAAATCAAACTTACCAATAGGTTTGTTTTGATACTCAGGTACAGCAGGGTCATACTTAGTTGCGTTCCATTCTAAAGGGTGATGTTTTGCTTTGCCACAACCATAATCTAATATTGATTCTATTCCTTTGTCTTTAATGATTTGATTAATAGCTGGTATAAATTTCTTTAAAGCTAATCCTTGCCAAGTTTGACTATTCTTATGATGTTCTTTTGCTTGTTCTAAATATATTTCGTAAAGATTAGACATTTCTAATAACTGCTGTGTGTGGTTTAAGATGTTTAAACATTTCTATTTTATGTGGCTTATGTAGGAAAGCAAAGTTATCTATTCTGTCTGCATCATGTACTACAACTTTATCAGTATGTTTTAATATGTTGTTAAGATGTTTAATTCTGTCTCTTACAAATTGTTCATGGTCTAAAAAGCACATACCATAGTTCTGGTTTAAGAATAGTTCGTTATTAAATTTAACGTGCAACTGTACGTAGTTATCACAAGCAAGATAATCAAATCTTCTAGCCCAGTTTATATCTTCTACCATGCTAATTAGTTTAACTCCTTTTTGTTTAGCTATTTCTAAAAGCAAAGGTGTAGAATAATAACCACAACCAGTTTCTAATATATCTCCATTACAAGATAGTGCTTCTTTGATTAGTATTTGTTGGTGTGTTGCGTATTCGTTTATAATCTGTGGTTCGTCAGGCATAATATATTTGTCTATTTTAGTTATTGCAGTTCTGTCTAATTGTAAAGCATCTGCCTTGTGTTTGCCCACGTTTTTATAAGTTAATGCTATATTAGAACCTACTTCTCTAGCTTTAATTAAATATTCATAAACCAATGCGTCTATATGTGTGTAACCATTTTCTATTGCTGTTTTTATTCTTCTATTGCCATATATACAAATAAGCTGATTGGCTTCTGCAAGTAAGATAACTGGATTGTATAGCAAGTGTGGTTCGTCAAATGTTTTCTTTTTACGTCTTTGCAGTACATCACTAATGTATTTATAGTCTTTGATTGAATAGATTAGAACTTGATTCCAATTCTTATCGCCTTCTTGTCTGTCTATTTGGCAACAGTATTTAATCTTATTAACTGGTACTGATATTATGTTATCGTTTCTATGAACACTCTCTAATCTTTTTTCTAATAATTGCTTTTCCATCTTTTCCAGTCCAATGTATTGTTTTGATATTGTTATTTGTTTCTGCAAGTCTAAGCCATTGATATTCTCTTGGTAAAGTTAAAACTTTGTACTTATGTGCAATCTTATTTAAACACTCTTGATCTCCATAGGTAGAAAACTTTTCACATTCTAGCTTCCACTCTTGTAAGAAATCTTGATTGTTACAAACAACTAAACCTGATGCAAAGTGATTGTTTCTATTGCACCAATCTTCAGTAACAGCAATATCATACCCTTGTGATAGTTCAAATATATCTGATATGTCTGTTAATATTTCTATGTCGCTATCAATCCAACATATTTGTTTCTCTAAAGTTTCTAGCATCATTCTTGGTTTGTAATACCAAGCTTTCATTAAAGGTTTGTAAGATATGCTATTAGGATAACTATTCTCTAGTCCAAAGTTAGCTATGTAAAGTTTATTAGTTAGATGTTTGTTGTATGCACGAATAAACCATTGAAGTATATCTTCATGGTCTTTGTCGCTTCCAGTTATAAAGTTCATAACTGAATCTTAACTGTATTTGTATATATGTTAAACCAGTCTGATGAGTATTCGCAATCTTGGTACTTCTCAAAATAACAACCACCTTCTGTAAAGTGTATGTTCTTGGCATTAGGATTGTAAGGATATTCTCCTGCTAACCAATTCCATTCTAAAGGTAAGCCACCAACCTGATTATCTTCTAGCCATTTGAATTGATGAAGTTCCAATCCTGATGCGTTATGAATGTAATGTCTTGATAGCTTTGCACATTTAGAAGTATTCATTAGCATTAGACTAGACCAGTTCTTTTTTTCATAAACAGTTTGTATTTGATTATTGAACTTTGATTCGCTTTTAGGTGTGTAGTTGTGCTGACAACACATAACAGCATAATCATCATTTCTTAAATCCCATAGTTCTTTGATATCTGATTTAAATAGCATATCGCAATCTAGGAATAATGCCCAACCATCATAGTTCATAAGATAAGGAACTATAAATCTGCTAAATGAAAACTCAGTAGATGATAAACTATTTCTTGGTCTATTAAATGAATCTTGAATGTTAGGTAAATATATTGGTGTGAATGATACTGGTACTGAACTATGTCTTAGTATGCTCTCGCTTAATATGTGGTAAGCTATTTTCTCTTTGCTATCATAACCGATAAATACATTAATCATTTAGTTTTCCGATCTTATGCTTTTATCTAATTCGTGTTCTAGTTTTTTAATGTATATTTGTTTGGCTTGAACTTCCTCGTTAAGTCTGTCTATTTCTTTTCTAAGTTCGTAAATAATGACTTCTAAGTCGTGTGTTCCACGAAGTTTTTTATCAATCATATTTGTTGGCTTTTTTCTTCCACACATTTGAACATTAAATCCTTATATATAATACCTTGTTCGTTTAAAGTTTCTATAATTAAATCTCTTTGTTTATAGCCAAAATTATAACAATCTTCTTCTGTCTTAAAAGTTCTATTATCTTCCATCTTCAAAAATATGGGTCTATATTCATAACCATTAGAAATAAACAGTAGGAATACTATAAAATATTCTACTACTTTTTCTTATTCTGATATGCCCTCAAATATCTTCTGCCTAAAGCTACTGCTTCAGATTTACTTTTACCTCTATAACCCCAAGCTTCTAATGATAGCTTTAGTCTAGTCTTACGACCCTTTTCATCAAACAATCTACCTCTACTGCTTCCCATTCTAACTAAGAATGAACCTTTACGTCTATACTCAGTCAAAGTATCTGGTCTTGATTTAACTGGTGGTCTTAGATTGCCACCTGTTGCTCTATTGTATCTTGCTCTACCAGAACTGCTTAAACCACCTCTTGGGTTCTTATCACGTTTTAATAGACTAAATTTTCTCATACTTTTTTAAATTCAACTTTACTGGTGCTTGTTTCTTAACTTTAAGATTGTGCTTTTTCATTAGCAAGTTCACAATACATTGATGACAAGCTTTTATATGTTGCTCTAACTTGTTTACCATAAGTCTTTTACAAAATATACATTTACTCATTTTTAACTTCTTTTAGTTCAATAACTTCTTTAGGTTCATCAACAATGTCATAGATTGGTAGTGGTGCATTGTCGTCAGTATTTTGTATCTTGTCAGTTTGCCCAAGATAAACTTTACCTAACCACATAGCCATTATGCTTGAATTTAGTTTAGTAGCTATATCAAATTGAGTTTTTCTGATGTTTAGTTTTGCTACATTAACCCCTTTTTCGTATGCTTCTAATGCTTGTTGGTTTCTGTATAAAGTTGCTCTTGCACAACCTATAATATTTGCAACTTCTTCTTTACTGCACATATAACTTGCTAAATCTTCTATTTGTCTCAAAACTTTAGGTGTAAATTCAAATGCTGGACGACCACCTTTGTCTATTACTAGTATATCTTTACCCATATTAACCGACTATGTTCGTTAAATGTTCTATTAAGCTTTTTTTAACGATTTGTAAAGGAACTCTAGTAAATCTTGGTTTTGATATAGGATATGACAAAGACCATTAGCTGTTGAATTGCATACTAGTTCTTCAGCTTTTGCTGATAAGTCTAGTTTATATTCGTCATGGATTAGATGACAAACTTCATGGATAATTGTGTTAGCCATTTGGATATTGTCTAGTGATTTGTCTAAGGTAAGTGTATTAGAATCGCAGTCAAATTCACCGAAAATCTTTTTCTTAGATGCTTGTTCTTTGTCTATTAGGTTTAGATTAATAATCCTGCTTCCAAAGGTTATTTTATCTAGGTTCATTTTCTTTTAAGCTTTTTTGCTATGTACAGGTTTTTAACAAAGCTGTTTTTCTTGCCGAACTTTTGACCAGCAGAACGTCTTGCAGATTTATAAGCTTTAGATTTTGTGTTAAATGGTTTTGGTCTGCCAAGTTTAGAGGGTCTTTGTCTTTTCCAAATAGGTTTTTTCATTTCTTTTTTCTCGGCATCTTTAATGGTTTTGGTCTATAAACTCTATAAGTTCCTTTGGTCTTTACTTTGTTTGTGTAAAGCTTATTTAGTGTTGTTGATGTAGTCTCATTAGCCATTATATTTTGCCTTTGTATTTAATTAGTATGTGTTTAACATGATTTGAATATTCTTTGCTAGTGGAAAAATTATCTAAAGTATCTGCTAAAATCATTGGGTCTTTTGTTCTATTTCTTACAATTCTAAATTCTTGGTAATGATGATTAGTGTTTAATAGGTTGATGTAGAATTTAACTGATTGGCATTTAGTTTTAAATGTTTTAACTCGCCAGTTTATTGATGGGTCTTGTTTAAGTGGCAACATACCATTCTTTGACCATACTCTTATGCCAAATAAATTTCCACCTTCTATTGCAAATCTTGATGTACCAAAATTAGATTCTACGATTGCTTGTGCTATGATTAATGATGATGGTATTTGTTCTTCCTTCCTTATCTCTAGGTTATGAAAAGCAATACATTTCTGCATACTTGAAATAAACCTTTCGCTAGAGATATTTTCTACTTTGGGTTCAAAGAACCCTATTTTTCTGATTTCTTCTATTGTTTTCTGTCTAATGATAGACTTGGTGTGGTCATTCGGAAAGAATGTGCCAAGTACAAAAACAGAAAACAAGAATAAACAGACAATAGAATAGTCCCATAGTTTTATACTAAGTATTTTTGAGTTCATGTTAAGGTTATGATAACCTTCCGACTTTGCAGTCTATCTGTGATTGTTATTCCTCGTCAGAATCTTCTTCATCATCTGAGTAATCATCATCTGAATCGTCATAATCAGATTCATCATTCTCATACTCATCAAGACTTGATTCTAATTGATCTCTAAGTTTAGCAATCATATCTTCCATTTTTTCTAATTGCTTTAGAGTTTTTTCTATTGTTTTTTCCATAACTATTTCTCCTGTTAGTTAATGGCGAATCACTAATGATATTTTAGGATTAAGTAAATATATAAATTTTAAAGGGGGTAATGTTTCAACCCCCATACCTATATAGTTATTTGTAGTTATAAAGATATTATTGTTTTATTTCAAGAGTTTAATCTGTGCAGAACCCATTTTTCGTAATCTTCTGCGTCAAGTTTTTCACGCATAATTTCAAACTCGTTTTTTTCTCTTGGTTTCTCAATAATTTTGGTTTTTAAGTCTTGCAAGGTAGGAATAGTAATTTTCTTTGGTGTATTAGTCATACTGCTAAGACTTATATCATTATTTTTACTACTATATAGTATATTAGTATATGGTTGTTGTTCTGTGTGGGAAAGTTTGTCTTGAGATTTTGGCAAATCTTGATATTTGCTATATTTTACAATGCTAAATATGCTAAGACGTTTGTGCAAAGTTTGTCTTATGTTATTTGATTCAACTAAGTTCTTAATAACAGTTCTAACTTTATCTTTAGAAATATTAAATTTTTTAGCCAAATCTCTATAAGCTATTGAAACTTCACCTCTATTTAAAGTTAATTTCTTTTTTCTATAAATAACTTGTATTGGCTTATGCGAAGCCATTGTAAGTAGATAAATAAATATAGAAACCTCTAACTGATTTTTAAAATCGCTAGATGTATAAATCTTCCTATGTAAAGCTATCCAACCTTCAGTCATTTAACTTCTGCTTTGACCAAATCAATTACTTTAGCTGTAAATGATTTTAGTCCATTTTTATTTGTGTCTTTAACAGCAGAATAAATTGTGAACCAAGATTTTTTATATGCCTTGCCAATTTCATTATAAGATAACTTAGTTAGTTCTCTAATGACTGCTAGACAAACTTTATTGTGTGGAACTTCAAAGAAATCTAATTCTTTATAAAGTTTAGGATTGCAAAGAACCTTTTTTGTTATTTCGGATATGTTGCCGATAGTCAAGTTTACCATTGTATGCACCTTCCTGTTTGGATTGGTTAATTTTATTACAAGGAGATATACTAGCTATCTTCATAGAAATCAATATAGGATTTATATTATATTTTTCAAAGAACTCTAATTCGCCAATAAGATGTTGTTGAGTATGGCAAGTAAAGCACATTGGAATACAGAACCTATCATCTCTTATGCCTTTGCCTACATTACCTAATTTAGGAATAGAACGAATATGACAGCATTGAACTTCTGTGTCGTTGCCACAAACTACACATGGAAAAGAAGCTACGAACTTCTGATGCTTAACAGATGTAATTATGTTTGCCTTCGCAATTTGCATTACTTATATTTTTTAGCTTTTTTCTTTGCAGTTCTTGCAACCGACAAAGCAATAGCCACAGATTGTGAACGTGATCTACCAGCTTTCATTTCTCGGCTTATATTCTTGCTTATTGATTTTTTAGAATAACCTTTAATTAGTGGCATATTATCTCCTATATTACGTGGGTAAGGGAAGGCACTTACCCACAATACCTAGTACCAAATATAGAACAAAATAGCAACGATTTAAGTTATTGTTTTTAAATCATATTAATTTTATATTATCCACAATTTTTATTAACTTTTAGATTGATATTAGCATTTTAATAATTATATTGATTTTATATTAACAAAAAACAAAAGGGAAAATATGAAAAAAATAAATCAAGTACAAACAATTTTAGAATCAATAATACCAAATTATTATTCAGATATAAAAACTGAATATAACTGGTCGCATTTTAAAATATCTGCAATTTGTGAAATAGAAAAACAAGTTGCTAAGAAATTTAAAAAAGAACCAAAAAGAAAAGATTGGTTTCTTTTTTGGAATGAAAATGACAAATGGCATATTAGTTTAGATGGAACTCGTGGTTATGATTATTTGTCGTATGAATCTGAGTTTGGACAATGTAAAGATATGCTTGATAAACTTTGCAATTTATTAGGTACTGATAACTTAGACTGGAATAATCATTACAGCTTTAATATAAAATAAATTAACTGGGTGGTGTAAAAACCACCCATAACAAAGGAAGGAAATATGAAAAAAGAAATAGCCAAATTACTTAAATCATACCATAAGAAATGGGATTGCTTTGGTAATAGAAAAAGAAAACGTAAATGAGAAGCTCAGGAGTTATTTGTTCAATGAGTTATTTTGAGATGAAAATGTTAGTTTCGGTTCTCTCAAAAGTTTTGCTTGATAACGAAGTTAGAGGAGAGCATACAAAAAAACGTATCACTAATCTAATAAGTAAACTTAACAATATGATTACAAAACAATGCTAGATACTATTAATGATTTAGGATTTTATTGGTTTTGTTTTGCAGTAATATTAACAATTATAATATGGGAGTTAAATAAATGACTAGAGAAACTAAAGATGGAATAGGATTTGTGCTTGTGTTTGTATTAGGCACGTCAAGCATAATATTGTTAAATTGGCTAATTAATTAATTATGAAAAGAACTGTTGATATTGATATACTGAATGGTTGTGCTGAAATTATGAAAAAGTATTTTGTTGTGCAAGAATTTTCAGGAAGCAAAATATCAAGTTATGAAAAAGCAATTTACAACGCATTAAAACTAGCTATAAATGGTAAAAGCAAAGATGAACTTTTTAAAAAAAGATAATAGTAAAGCTTTAGGCGATTCCATTATGCGTGTTAAAATGGAAGAAGCTTTAAAGAAGTACCAAGAACGATTAGAAAAACAAAAACTGGAGAAGGCAAATGAAAAACAAAAAAAAGATTGAATTATATTACGCAGAAAAACATTTAAAAGAATTAATCAAAAATAATCGTTTTTACACAATTCTTGAATACATACTTGAAGTATGGAAACACAAACCAAGAATAAAAAAAATAGACATAGCTAATATTGTTACTATGGACTATCTTTATCAACAAACAAAAGAGGGAAAAGACAATGAAAATAATATTAAGTTTATTAATTTTAAGCTTAACTAGTTGTAGTACATATAAGCCAATTATTGACACGAAGGGTCGTGCTGGAACTTGGAACGAAGCTAGAGCAGTTGAAATAACTGATGACATACAACATTGTAGTATGTTAGCTGACCAACATTTATCTACAAGCACAGAAATACAAGCTTGGATTATAGATAATATTTTAAGACCAGCTAGTTTAGGTGTTGTAAGTAAAGCAGAAGATACCAAAAAGAATTACATTAAAAAATGTCTTGCTGGTAGAAACCACAACGTGATTAATTAGGAGAAAATATGCAAACAGTACAACAAGAAATAGATAGACTTTATTTAGAATCTAAAATGAATAGATATATAGTTTCTAATGAAGCATCACTTTACTATGATTTATGTTCTGTGGTTGATAAGACAATAACTTTAGATCAGTTCTATAAGTTGTTCCCTTATCATAACCCAGATATAAATTCTGATTACTGGAAACAACAACACAACAGATGGAAGGAAATATGGAAACAAGACGCAGTATAAATGAACGATTAGCAAGTAATCTTAGATTCTTGCGACACAATACAAAAGTTGAAGAACCTATAACAGCAAAAGTAAGATATATGAGTCAAAGAATGTTGGCAGAATTTATTGGTTCACACACTCAGCAAATAAGTAAATTTGAACTTGGAACTAATCAGTTAAGTGCCAGTCAGCTTTATAGAATTGCTAAATTGTTTGGTTTGCCAGTTGATAAATTATTTGATGAAAACTTACCCAAATCAGTTTATACAAAAACAATAAAGCAAAATATTTATACTTAAACAAAAGGGAAGGTAAAATGGAAGAAATCAAACTATACAATGGTCAAGAAACTTTATTTTTTGACCCAATTCAACATCAATACTTTTGGAATGATGAGCAACTTCCATCTGCTACTGGTATAACTAAACTATTAACTCCAGCTAATGTGATCGGCTTATGGTCAGCTAAGATATGTTCTGAAGAATTTAAGAAATTGGTTAGAGCAGGTGTTAGCTATGATGAAATTGAATTGTCTAAGATTGCAGATCAAATTAAAAAAGCACCTAATCAAAGTATGTCTGATGCTGGTTCAGTCGGTACTCACGTTCATAACTTAATTGAAGATTATATTCATAAAGGAATTGTTCCTGAGATACATAATCCTGAGATTAAAAAATCATTTGGTAAGTTTAAAGAATGGTACGACAAGCAAGAAGGTTTAGAGATTGTATTTACTGAACGTAAAGTATTAAGTCGTATTCATAAGTTTACTGGAACTCTTGATGCTTTATTTAAAAACAAATCAGGAGAGCATATTATTTATGACTGGAAGTCATCATCAGGAATAAGAGATTCTATGTTAGTTCAAATCTATCTTTATAAGATTTGTGTTATGGAAGAACTTGGAATTGATGTTAAGCAAGGTGTGATTGTTAATTGCACCAAGCAAGGTAAATTAAATATTAAGGAATTTCCAATAGGAGAAATACAAGCAGATGTGGCGATAGCTTGTCTAAAAATGTATCGCTACCTAAACAATAAGGAGAAATAATATGAACGTACAAGGTGTTATAAAATACGTTTACGACAATAGGTTAGGAAAAGATGGTCAAGCCAATAAGTTTCCTAATTTTAAGTTTGGTATAGGAGACCAGCAAATTGTTTTATGGTCTGCTATTCTACACCCTGCAATAGCAAAAGGTAAAAAAGTATCTGTTGCTGTTCAGGCATCAAAAAAGAATGGAAGTTTATTTGTGCAAACAAATGAAAAAAAACAACCAATAATTCAAGAACTTCCTTCTGATGAAGCAAAACCAGATACAAGTTTTGACCCAGAAGAACTTGAAAAAGAATTGGTAGAAGTTGCTAAAGACTTTGATGCTGATTTGACAGTTGAACCTAAAAAACAATTTAATAAAGATGAGTATATGTTTACTATGGCTTTATTAAAATCAGGTATTGAATCTGGCAAAATTGGTGTTACAAAGGAAGAAATTGATTTGAAAATAAAAGATTACAAGTTTTTATTTCAGATGAATTTCCATAACTAAGATTTTTATGGCGAAGGTTTTTTTTAGATGTTCCTTGTTAGATTGTCTAAAAAACACAAATCCCCTTTTGTTTTCCTTCGCCATATCCTTGCAATTTAAACAAATATTATATATAAAAAACATAATGAAGGTTGTTAGAGAAAAGTTAATTGAGTGTAGCATTGTAGTTAAGGAACTCTTTGATAACACAGAAGATGCTCTAACAGAAAAAAAGGAAGGAAAGA